GTATTAAATGCTCCAAAACTTAATGAAGTTAAGGCTGAAATCTTAATTTCTACGATTGTTGAGCAGGCTAAAAAGCTAAATAGAGAGAAATTAGATAAGGAAAAGTACAATCTTATTAGAGAAATCAAGAAGCATTACGATATTGATAACTTTTTTAAGGCTAAAATTGATGCTTACCGTGTGTATGCTTCAACTTATACCCTAATAGAATCTCAATTATCTAAGGAACTTACAGACACTAAGCAAGTAATTACAAATAAACTTAGTATTTTAGAGCATATTACCAAGGAAACTTTGACAGAAAGGAAAGTAGCTTCTAAAGTAGTTGAAGAGTTTATGAAGGAAGATAAGGAAATTCGTGTTCTTGCTTATAAATTCTTAATTGAAAAATTTAACGATAAGTATTCTAATTTATCCGCAGATCAAAAGGATTTATTAAAAGAATATATTAACAATATTTCGGATACTACACAACTTCGCGTTTACTTAAATACAAAGTTAATTGAAGTTAAACAAGAACTTACAGAGTTGAAAGCTCAAACAAAAGATAAAGTGTTACAAATTAAACTTAATGAAGTTCTTAATTTTGTCAAGCCTTTAGCTGCAAACGATCCAATCAAAGACGAAACTCTTATTGGCTTGATGCAATATTATCAATTAATAAACGAGCTTAAAGCTGTTAAATAATGAACAATACATTTGCAACACGATTTTTATTGCAGGAATATGATGAGCTAGATGTGTTGAAAGACCATTTACAATCGATAGGTGCAAACGAAGACATCATTCTTTTAATGGTAAATGCAGTTGCAAAGGGTCACTTAACACCAGGTAAGGCCATAGAGATTGTCAAAAGCACAATGGATCCAGATAATAGAGCAGTTAATATGGCTGAAATGAGCTCAACTGGTGGTGGTGTAACAAATGGTGCTGCTTTTCAAGCTGGTGCAGGTGAGCAGTATGCTTCTCCAGGAGCCTTCCTTAAAAAGAAAAAGAAGTATCAAGAGGATGCCCCAAGACTTGCAGGTGGTAAACCAGCTGATATCAAGACCTATACCCAGGATGGTTTTACTAAAGCACCTAGTGCAAAGGAAGCTGGAAAGCATATTAAAGGTGTCGAAGTGAAGGAATTATGGGAAGAATCTAGACAGTATTCTCAATTTAAAAAGGAGACCGCAACTAGAAATAAGCCTGATCAAATGCACGAAGCTGCTAAAATGATTCAAAATAAGTTGCACGAAATAGAAAAATTATTAGAGTTTACATCTCAAATGAGAGGTGAATTATCTGAGGGAGAACAAACCTTAGAATATAAGCACAATACTAAAAAGGTTTTTGATAAAATACACTCAAAGGTTGTTGAAGTTTATACAAAAGTAAAAGGTCTTAAATAATGGCAAAAGCTAAATCAGCAAGTGACGGATTAAAATTAACCTTTGGTAAAAGAAAAGAAGGACAATTAAACGGTAAGAAAAGCTATAACAAACATAGTCCTAGACCAAAAGCAAGTAGAGGACAGGGTAAATAAACTATTTATTAGTATGAAAAATATACAAGCGCAATATAGAGACCTTTTAGAAGGTAGAATGTCACATGCCAATTTTATGGTTAGTGTACGTAGAGACTTTCCTCAATACGTATCTCCAGTGACTTCTTTCCAAGATTCAGTTAAGATCTTGAAAGGAAAACGTATTTTATCTGAAGCTGCAGATGGTGTTTATGGTCACAATCCAAACAACGAGAATCCTCCAAAACCAGGAATTGACCACGTAAACTACTACCAAGCGTATTATGGTATTCAATATGAATTGTCTAAAGTAGCTGAAATTACTGATGAAGTATATGAGCAAGTTAGAAAGAAAGTAGTAGATGCAATCTTAAAAGATCCTCATGCTTATAGAGATTTGCAATTAGCTAACTATAAGCAAGTTAAGGAAATGGATAAAGACCTTGAGATGAAGGAAGTGAAGGAAGATAACAAAGTTGATAAGGCTAATGCTATGAAAGTAGTTAAGAAAGACGAAGGTGCAAACACTATTGATACTATAACTAAAAAAGAAAAGAAAAAAGCCAAGAACGGTAAAGGATTGGATCACATGACCATGACTCCTAAAGGTAACTTACCAGCTTTTGAAACTCCAGGAAAAGAAAAAGTAAAGGCTTTAAAAGAAAGTATATTAGACGAATTAACTCACCCTAACGTGGCTTATGAAACATTTGGCCCTGGTTCAAGAGTAAAAAAAAAAGATGGATCGTTAACAGGTGAGGTTACTGAATGGGATGGTGACACTGCAACTGTAAAGTCAGATGACGGTGAAGTACACCACCTTCAAGGTAATGTCTTAACTAAGCAAGATGTTCCTGAAAAGAAGGAGCACCAAGAGCAAGTAGAAGAAAGTAGAGAAGAAAAGATGAAAAAGTTAAGAGAAAAGTTAACTAAAGCTATCAAAAAAGAATTAGAAGAAGAGTTATATAAAGGACCATCAGGCGTACAATCATTCGATCAAAATGATCCAGCAGACAGAAAGATAATGCACGACCCAGAGTTCACCGCAAAATTCAAGAAAGTAAACTAATGGAAAAACAAGTATTAATAGAGTATTTACCGTTTAAGCCGCAGCCTAAGCAAATTAACGAAGCTAAGATGAATCCAAGGATTCCTTTCTTAGTGTCTGGTAAAATCCAAGCTGCAAATAAGCCTAATGCCAATCACCGTATTTACGATTACGATACTTTGAAAAAACAAGTTGCTTTATACGAACAAGGTCCTGTAGCAGAAAAAAGAGCTTTGGGTGAATTAGATCATCCCGAGACTTCTGTTATTAACCTTAAAAACGTTTGCCATAATATTACAAGAGTTTGGTGGGATGGTGAGGATCTATTTGGCGAATTTGAAATTCTAGATACTCCATCCGGAAATATTTTAAAAGAGTTATTCCTTGCAGGAATTAACGTAGGTGTTTCATCAAGAGCAATGGGATCTGTTACACCAATAGGTGAAGGTCTTGTTCAAGTAGGTGAAGACTTAGAATTAATTTGTTGGGATTTCGTTTCAACTCCTTCAACCTACGGTGCTTATGTAAAGCCTGTAGGTGGGTTAAACGAGTCTTATGCACCACAAATTAACACACAACGCAACTCAATTGACAGATTAATATCAGATATAATCTGCTCACAATCAGGGGTTTGCTGCATTAAATAAAATAATTTTTATCTAAACCTCTCTTTTTCAGGGTACTACGTGTATTTATTACCGTACGCTATCCTAATATAGCGTTTCATACATTCTATATACATTATATTGCCACTACTCTAATAGGCAATCTCCCGAAAACAGAATTATTAACATGGAAAGCAATCAAGAATTGTTTAGACAAGCCATCCTTGAAGCCAAAGAAGTACGCGAAATCGCTTTAGCTGCAGCTAGAACTACGTTAGCAGAACACTTTGAGCCTTACATTAAGGAAGAAATGGCTAAAACACTTTCCGAAGAGGAATTGGAAGAAAGTGAAGCTGGTGAGGAAAAGATCTCTAAAAAAGATTCTGCTTACAAATACCCAGCAATGAGTCACGTTAAAGAAATGCATAGCATGAAACACGATGACCACGATGAACACCATCATTTACACGCTGATGTAGAAGAGTCTTACCTAGACGAAATCTTATCTGAATTAGACGCTTTATCTGAAAAGATGGAAGAAGAAGGTGCAGACGAAGATGGAACAGTTGAAGAAGGACATATCAAAGCAGACGGATACGATGGAAGTTTAAAAGGTAAAGGCGCTAAAGATGGCGGCTACGACGAAAAAGCTAAAGTTAGTCACGGAGATCACAAACTTCACGAAGGTGAAGAGGCTGAAGAAGAAGAAGGTGAAGACGAAGGCGGAAGCGCTGACGACGATACTGAATCAATCGACGGTACTGACGAGCAAGAAGTTGTAGATATCACAGTAGGTGAATTGAAAGACATCATTCGTGATGTATTCATGCAGTTACAAGGTGGTGCTGGAGAAGAAGAAGAGCCAGAAACTTTTGATGCTGATACTGACTTATCTGCTGATTTAGGCGGAGAAGAAGGTGAAGAAGAAGAAGGTGGTGAAATTTCTCTAGAAGAAATCTTAGCTGAACTTGAAAACGAAGAGAAAATGGAAGAAGGATCTTCTGATGCTCAAGAAATTCCTGCAGGAGTTCGTGGCCAAAAGTACAAAATGGCTGATGTAAGCAATGTACAAGCTAGAGAATCTGCTATTAAAGAGGATTTAAACGAAGCTATTGAAACTATTAAAGTTTTAAAAGCAGAGCTTAATGAAATGAATCTTTTCAACGCTAAAATGCTTTACGTTAACAAGATCTTCAAGGCTAAAAACCTTAACGAATCTCAAAAGACAAAAGTAATCAACGCATTTGACCGTGCAACATCGGTTAAAGAAGTTGAAAATACTTACAAAACATTACTTGAGTCAGTAGGAGAAGCTACTAAAAAGTCTTCTTTGAAAGAATCAGTAGGTTTCGCATCAAAACCAATTGGTAATGCTCCAGCTAGACCAATTGTTGAAGCTGATGCTTTCGTAACAAGATGGCAACAACTTGCTGGAATCAAATAAATTAAAAAAATAAAACACATTTAAAAATGTCAAACTTAGTACAATCTTTATTAGAAAGCGCTAATCCATACCAAGATCAATTGGGTGTTAGCCAAAAGCTTGCTAAGAAATGGGCTAAATCTGGTTTACTTGAGGGTCTTCATGACTACGATAGAAACAACATGGCTCTTATCTTAGAAAACCAAGCAAAACAATTAGTGGTTGAGTCTTCAAGCACAGGTGGTAACGTAACTAACGGTGCTACATTTACACCAGGTAATGGTGAACAATGGGCTGGTGTTGCTTTACCATTGGTAAGAAAAATCTTTGGTCAAATCGCTGCAAAAGAAATGGTAAGCGTACAACCAATGAACTTACCTGCAGGTTTAGTATTCTACTTAGACTTCCAATATGGAAGTGGTTGGAATCCTTCATTCACTCAAGGTAACTCTCTTTATGGTAACTTAAACCCTACAGCTAACAGCGTATTCGGTAACACAAATACTGGTGGTTTGTATGGTCAAGGTAGATTTGGTTATTCTATCAACTTGTTCTCTGCATCTTACAACGGTACAACTGCAGCTTTATCAGCTTCTATTGCTACTGCTACATTTGCTCAAGTTAACTTTAACGCTGATTACTCTGCTTCTATCGTTAACGGTACAATGACTGTTGTGTCTATCCAAACTGGTTCTTTAGTATTAGATACAAACGGTGTACGTGCATTTGAAATCTCTGGTAGCTCTGCTGGTGCAGGTGTTGTATCTCCAGCTAATTCAATTAATGACTTCACATACTTAAGTGGCTCAGGTATTACTTTCTTAGTGTCTGGTTCATTAGCTAACGTAAGTGCTTCTATCGCTGCTGCTTACACTGGAACTGGTTTGACTTTCTTCTACAATAAGTCTACTAATTTCCAAACAAGAGGTGACTTCGAGGATGCTCCTACAGATACACCTACTCCGTTCTCTAACCCGAACGCTGCTAGCTCTGCATCTATCGTTATCCCTGAGATCAACGTGCAAATGAAATCTCAAACCATCTCTGCTAAAACTCGTAAGTTGAAAGCACAATGGACTCCAGAATTTGCGCAAGATTTGAACGCTTACCATAGCTTAGATGCTGAGGCTGAATTAACTGGTATGTTATCTGAGTACATCTCTTTAGAGATCGACTTAGAAATCTTAGATATGTTAATTGAGAATGCTCAAACAGTAGCTAACTGGTCTGCTCAAATCGGTAACCAAATCAATAACACTCAGACTGCTTACACAAGCAACACAGCTGGTGCTTATTATAACCAAATGTCTTGGTTCCAAACTTTGGGTATCAAGTTACAAGCGGTATCTAACAAAATCCACCAATTAACTTTACGTGGTGGTGCTAACTTCTTAGTATGTTCTCCAACTGTAGCTACTATCTTGGAATCAATCCCAGGATTTGCAGCTGATACTGATGGTGCAGCAGATACAATGAAGTATGCATTTGGTGTACAAAAGATCGGTGCTTTAAACAGCCGTTATAAGGTTTACAAAAACCCTTACATGACTGAGAACACTATCTTAATGGGCTTCCGTGGTAACCAATTCTTAGAGACTGGTGCCGTTTATGCTCCATACGTTCCATTGATCATGACTCCATTAATCTACGATCCTAATACCTTCACTCCAAGAAAAGGTATCATGACTCGTTACGCAAAATTAATGGTACGTCCTGAATACTATGGTAAAGTATACGTTGCTGATTTACAAGTTGCTGCTGCTATCTAGTAGTTGCAATTAAGCAATAAAAAGAAAGACCGGCCCCGTAAGGCCGGTTTTTTTATTTACAGATAGAAGCTATTTATTTACATAGTAGTTATAACCAAAACCAATTTATGGAAAAGCAAAAAAGGGTTCTTAAAGGTGAAATTAAGTATAACGTAGAATTAAATGAAGAACAAAAGGAAGCTAAAAGGCTTATAAGAGAAAATCAAATAGTAGTTATAACGGGTAGAGCAGGATGTGGAAAGTCCTTAGTATCAGCCCAAGTAGCTTTAGATTTTGTATTCAAGAAAGAGTGTGAAGGTATATACGTTACGAGAGCAGCAGTAGAGGTTGGTCATTCCTTAGGTTTTCTTCCAGGAAGCCTTAACGAAAAGTTTGATCCGTATCTAGAAGCATTTCAAGAGAACTTAATGAAGTGTTATAGTAAGGAGAAAGTTGAACAGCTTATACTAGAAAAGAAAGTACAAGCGCTTCCAGTGCAGTTTATACGTGGAAAAACAGTGGATGATATACTGATTGTGGAGGAGGCTCAAAACTTAACAAAAGCCGAAATGCTAGCTATTTTAACACGATTAGGTAAGCATGGAAGAATTGTTGTGAATGGAGACAACGAACAGACTGACATTAAGAATAAAACAGGTGAGATGAACGGTCTTAGTTATGTAATTGAACTATCCAAAAAGATAGAAGAAGTTAAGTGGATTAAATTAAAAGAGAATCACCGTTCCGACTTAGTAGGTAAGATATTAGATTATGAATACGGTAATTAATAAACAATAAATGGCTAATCCAGTAATATACGACGGCAGTCCGGGTCCTATCTCAGGTAGCACTCCTTTTGGATTTTATGATAACGATCCTCAATTCCAAAACGATGGTCCTTTAGTGGCAAACTACTGTGCTAGAAAGTTAGGATACCCTGTACTTGATGTAGAATTAAACGATTTAAACATATACGCATGCTTTGAAGAAGCTGTTTCCATATATGCAGAAGAGTTGTATCAATTAAAGATTAAAGATAATTATCTAACTTTAGAAGGTCAACCAACTTCTTCTTTACTTAACACTACAGTCGTATCTCCTAACTTAACAAATATGCTAAACTTGTCTGAGACTTATGGTCAAGCAGCGGGGGTAGGTGGATTTGTAAGTTGGAAGAGTGGATCTTTAGCTTTAAGTGGTAGTGTTCAAAACTACGATTTGTATCAATGGGCTGTTAATACTCAAGGTATGAGTCCAACCGATAGAATAGTTGTTCAAAGAGTAATGTATCAAGCACCTCCAGCTTTATATAGCTATGGATATGGCTCTTACTACCCTCAATTGGGAGGTTCAGGAGCATGGCCAGGTAACTGGGGTGGATATGGATTTGGTGGCTATGGTGGTGTTGGAAACAGTACTACTCTGTATCCAGTCTTCTGGAGTATCCAAATGATTCAAGAGGTAGAAATGCAAAATGAAGTTAACTTACCAGCTTGGTCTTTTGAATTAATAGGTACTAATTTAAGAATAATGCCAGTACCAACTGCAGGTGGTGGTTACATTTCGATCCAATATGCTTTCCAATCAGATTTAATGAGCTTGACTGAGAATAGTCCTTATGGAGCTAACCAAGGTTTGGTAGCAAATGCTTCAATGGCACCTTATGGAAACATTACTTATTCTGATTTAAATCAACCTGCAAAGCAGTGGACGAAGGAATTTACTGCAGCTTTAACTTCTGAATTGTTAGGTTTAGTTAGAGGTAAGTACCAACAAGTTTTAATACCTGGTGCAGAGACTACTTTGAACTTTAACGACTTAATTACAAGAGGTAAAGAAGCTCAATTAGCGTTACGTGAAAAATTAAGAAACGATTTAGAGGATATGTCACGCCAAAAACAACTAGAGAGAAAACAATCAGAAACCGACTCTATAAGTAATACGCTAAACGCTATCCCAATACCAATATACATAGGATAATATGGCATTATTTGGAACCGTCAAAGACGCAAATACTTTATTAGGAATAGCTTCCGAGTTTGTCAGCAACGTTGTTACCCAACAAATTGGGTATTACAAAGTTGTAATACCAGCTTCGGATGTAAACGTGTATGGAGAAGCTTTGGTGAAGCAATACATAGGACCAGTCCTAATAAACTGCTTAATTGAAAGAGGAGCTTATACAACTATTTCAGAGGATTTGGGTCCAGATAGAAGAAGAGATGTAGGGTTTAGGTTCTTAAAGCCGGACTTACAGTATGCAAATATAGTACCAGAAATTGGCGATATTGTAATGTATAACGAGCATTATTACGAAGTAGACAACGTAAATCAAAACCAATACTTCTTAGGTAAAGATCCTAACTATGCTTACTCTAATGGTTTACAAAACTTTGGACAGAGCTGGTCTATTTTATTAGATACACATTATACAACACCTGATAGATTGGGTATCACACAACAACGACTATAATATGGCAGGAGGATTACAGCAGGTTAGACCGGAAACAAGAAGGGAGTTTATGGATAAACTTGTGGTACCTTATGACCCAACATATGGTAACCCAAACATAATTCCTTCACAGCCGTTTAAACCTGGACAACCAGAGGTTAATCGTGCTTACGAGACGGCTTATAATCCAACTAACGACAAGAAGTTTTCTATTGGTATTAAGGATATTGACGAAGCAGTTCAGTACTACTTCAACAACGTACTTCAATTATCTGTATACCAAAACAATGATAAAATATTAGTTCCGATCATATATGGACTCCCTGAAAAGTGGAAATCTATCCAAAAAGATGGGTATTACCAAGATCAGGATTCTAAAACTATGCCTCCACTCTTAATGTATAGAAGAGAATCTATTGTACAAAATCGTACCTTAGGTAACAAAGTGGATGGAAATAGCGCTCATAACGTTCAATTATTCGAAAAAGGCTTTTCAAGGAAGAACATTTACGATAACTTTCACACCTTACAAAACCAAAAACCACAGAAAGAGTATGTTGTGGTGGTGACTCCAGACTACATTACCGTGACTTATAAGTGTATTGTATGGACTAGCTTCGTAGAGCAGATGGATAGCATAATAGAGGCGCTAAATTTCGCTTCAAATTCTTATTGGGGAGATCCATCATCTTTTCAATTTCTAACAAAAATCGAAGCGTTTAACGATGCTTTATCCTTTGATCAAGGAGAGGATCGCTTTGTAAGGACTGAATTCAATATAACTTTGAATGGATACCTAATTCCTGACACAATTAATGCTTACTTAGCTCAGTTACAGGGTAAGACTTACAACATCTGTAAAATAGTATTCGCACCAGAAACAGTAATATGACATTAGCAAGCATTATATCTCAGATTAATTCTAAAACAGGGTATTTAATACCAACTGGCAGCTCTACCTATTATATTAGCTCTTCTCAAACTCTTTCGAGTGGATCAGTTAATAGTATAATTAACGAAATAAACTCCTTGACTGGCTATGGTATTCCAGCTACAAATGTGACTTACGTTTCTGGTAGTCCTGTGGCAAACGAAGCTACTATAATATACGTTCCAACTGCAGCAAGTGGTACTATTCCCACTACTGGAATTTATCCTGGCGGCATAATAAAAGCCGAGCAAATTCTTAACATTATCAATGCGTTAAATGGTGTAAGTGCATACGATATTATTATTTCTGGCAGCTTGAATGTTTCTGGTTCAACTACTCTAAGAACTCTCTTAGATTTACCTTTTGTACCTAATGAAGACTTACTAGTTTCTAACAGCGGAAGTGTTGCAGGAACTAATATAGTTGATGGTGGAAGTTTCTAAAGTAACTATTTATAAACAGCTTAAATAAGCTTTTGTTAGTATATACTTTAAACACTCCTAGATATGGCAGTTACTGTCGAACTGAAACGCAGCGCAATACCTGGTAAAAAACCAGATACATCCCAATTAGCTCTTGGGGAATTAGCAATCAATACCTATGATGGTGCTGTTTACTTTAAACAGGACAATGGTACTCAGCAAATCATCCAGTTAGCAACTACAAGTGGTAGCTCAGTAGCAAGTGCTTCTTATGCAAACTACGCTGCAACTGCTGGTACTGCGGTATATGCTACAAATGCTGGTTCTTCTAACACTGCTATAAG